CTCTTCCATAGTGCGAATGTGGACAGTTTCTCTGAAATTTTAACCGTAAGCCCGGTCTTCTTAAGGATGTAAAAATACTTTCAAAAACGAGACTTATTGTATTTGTATCTGGTTTTACAGAACTTAATCTGCCTTTCCAAATTGAAATTGTTGTACCACTATCACTCGAAAATAGAGTTAAAGAGACAACAGCGTCAATAACTTCTGTAAGCCATCGTCTTGCCATTACGTTATCTATATCTAATTTAACCTGAATGTTGGACTTAGCCAATTCCCCTTTTGATTCCGCTTCAGTCCTTGAAATAGCTTCGGGAGTGTAGGTTTCCGAATTATAAGTAACCGAAGCATCCCCGCTGGTGAGTGTCCAGACAGTAGCACCTTCGACAAACCTATAAAGTTCTTTAGGCTGACTCACGGGGCTAATTCCAGAATATTAATTTGGGATTCCATAATTCCCTGTGACCATTGCATTTCTATTCTATCGGTATTAAGCCTATTTAAACCAAGATAACAAATTGTTGTTACTTGGGAGGCGGGAATGTTTAGTGCTGTATTCAAAGTTAATTGTAAGCGATTTAAAGCTTGGACTGTTGGGTTAGAAATAATGCGAGGATACCATACTCCATTTGCCAAAATTGCAATATTTGGTCTAAAGGTATAACTGTTAAAATCGTCACCTTCTATAAGAATTGTAGTTGTAATTGTTCCTGTACTTACAAGTCTTAAATTTTGTTCAAATGTGGGCATCCAGAACTGTCTAAACTTTCCAGCTCTCCTATAAAGAAAATTCCTGTAAGTTATGTATTCTGTACGATTTATTGTAATTGTATTATATCCAGAACCGTATTTTGCATTTAGCCAAGGGAACTGGCGCCTTATAATTCCAAGTTCCCCGTCCATTTTTTCCATTTGGATCTGAATTGATCTTGATAGATTATCATTACTTAATAACGGAGGGGTGTAATAAATATCGTTTCCAAGATATTGTGTTGGGGCAGAGGGAGTGCTGGCCAAAGGATCTTCAATCTCAAACGCAACAGTTGTCTTTTTATTGAAACCATTTGTAGAACTATTTATTTGACCCTCAACCCAACCAAGCCTTACAGGAAGAAGATAACAATTCGCCATATAATCCAATGAATTCGTGACATTGATGGAAGTTCCTGAAATTGTTCCAATTTCAACAATTTGCCACGAATTTGGCCCGGCGTATAAGAAAGCTAAGGAGTTGGCCCGTAAGTCGTATAAGGTTGTGTTACAAGTAATGCTTGGAGCAGAAGAATTTATTGTCCCAACGTATTGAGCTTCGGACCATATTGGAATAGCCCACTTTTTTCCAATTGCCCCATAAGATGTATTAAAGGAACAAGCAATGTTCCAAATTTGAAGAGGATACGTATAATTAACAATTTGACGTGGCATTGAACGAAGTTGAAGTCTTTGTTCAGTACCGTTCCGGGAGTCCAGAATATCCGTTAAGAATTCTAAAACTTCGTTAGCTGGTGCCTCTGGCTGAAATTCTAATAAAGCTAAATCACCAAAAAGAACTGTGGTTATCTTAGCCATATATTGCGCTTCCAATGCTTGATGAATTTCTACGAATGGTATTCACAAGAACCTGTTCGCCTTCTGGTGACGATAAATAATCACTTAACATAGCAGGATCAATAACATTGATAATTTTTTGATTAATTGCATTTCCAGCTTGCTTGGATTTTCCTTCGTTAAGTTCATCACCCTTACGAACTTGAGTTGGAGTAGAAACTGTAACTTTTTCGCCAGGTGAAGCTCTGAATGCAACGTTCTGACTATCTACACCACCACTACCACCAACCATAAACGATCCACCCGTTGCAAAGGCTGTATTCACACTCATAATTTTAGAAACTTGCATTGCAGCAGAAACAGCCGCCGCTGCCGCGAGGGCATAATTCATCGGAGGTGGTGATGAAGCTAAAGCTTTTGATACTTGAACATAACCTTGAATTGTTGCTTCTGTAATTGCCGCAGCTTTACCAACAGCAGCTAACTTACGGTTTCCTGAATTGGCTAAACCAGCTAAACCTCTAAAGAATGTACTTGCTTGATCAAGTTCAATTTGCTCATACTTTAATTGAATCTGAGCCTTTGCCATGCGGAAAGTTTCTTCCCCAATTAAACGAGCTTGATAATAAGCATCTACCTGAGAATTTAATATTGCAAACTGCTGTTCTTGAGCACTGACAAACTCCGCAGTTTGACTCATATCCAAACCAAGAGCTGACATCTTAGCCATTGTTGCCGCATTTTTATCTGCTTCTGTAATTCCAGGAATGTTACCAGCCTCTTGAATACCTGCAATATCTCGATTAGTATTTTTTAAAGTCTCTCCAGCAGAATTACTGACCACATTATCACGAATAGCCATGAGCCTATTTAATTCAGCTTGAGCTGCAACTTTTTCACGTAACTTATCTAAATCAATCTGTTCAAGAGGGATCCCTTCTTTTAAAAGCTGATTTCTAAACACAAGAAACTTATTCTCTTCCTCTCGCTTTTCTGGAAGTAAGCTAACAAGTCTAGCTTCTTCTTGCAACGAAGTATCTACACGAGCAAGGGCATTTTTCTTTAACTGTTCCCCAAGTTCTGTTGCAATAACAAGTTGCTCTTTAAATGATTGAAGTTGAGCAGCACGTCCCTTAATTCCTTTTTCTAATAATTCGGATGTGCTCATTTTTTCAAGAGCAACCATCTTTTCTTGAATTTCAAGAGCTTTCTTTTGACCTTCGTTTAATTCAAATCTAGCTTGCCCGTATAGTTGAATTTGTTCGTATTCCTGTTTAGAAACTTCAAGACGTGCTTTAAGTTTAGCAAGTGCATCATCGTCTTTATTAAGACGACCAGAAGGACCTGCACCACCTGTAGTCTTTGGAGGCGGTGTCCATGTTTCAGTACCAACACGAGGAGGCGTCACTGGTTTTGGAGTTTCCGCTTTAATTGCGTTGATTGCAGCATACTCACGTTGTTCTAAAGTATCTACAATTTGTTGTTGAAGTTCCAATGCTTTACGAGCTTCTTGTAGATTATCACCACCTTGACGGGCAGCAATCATGTGTTGTAGCCTAGTTTCACGAACCTCTAGTTCTTTACGAGCATCGCCTAATTCACCTTCACCAAATTTAGCATTTTCTTTAAGTTGCTTTAATCTTGCTTCTGCTGATTTGATTGCTTTACCAGAGGCAGTTTCTGCTTCTTTACCCCACAGGAACCATGCAGCCGCTCCTGCGGCCAACAATCCCAAGATGATTGTTAAAGGGCCACCCATCGCAGCAAGTAAAGGTGTCAGCATTGTTACACCACGAGCAACTGGACCCATTGCTCCGCTTGCAGCAAGCATACCAGCGGCCAAAGCTTGTGCGCTCGTAGCGACTGCGGCCAACCCACTAGCTGCCGCAGCACCAAGCTGGGCAGCCTTGAGTACCAACCAAGCTTTAGCAAGGTCGTAGAGTATTGGTGCAAGATCCAAAAATACTTTTCCAACAGATAAGACTGTCTCCGCAATAGATCTGATTGTACTCTTAAATTCTTCACTTTGGAAGATAGTTTTAAGTTGTTGAGCAAACGCAATAAACTCAGGTTCCATTGCTTTGAACGTCTGAGTTAATTCAGCTTCTAACGCATTAAGGGCTTGCTTCCATTCATTTTTAGCAGTCTTATTAATATCATCTGCAACTTTTTTAGCAAACCCTTCAGATTTAATACTAATTCTTTCGTAAAAATCTGTCCATTCTTTTTCAGTGAGTTCAAGCATTGCAACCATTTCTTTGGATCCACGCTCACCTCCAAGGAAACCTTTTAATGACATCTGTGATGGTTCATCCAACTTATCCATCTTCTTACGAAGCTCATTGATAATTTCAACAAAGCTTTTAACCTTTTGAACTTTGGATCCGTCTGCTTGTTCAACAGTCTTTTGCATACTTATTCCAAGCTTATCCATTTCCTTTCTAACGGCTTCAGCTGGAGTAAAAAGTTCTTTCAACATATTACGATATGCTGTACCAGCAGATGTTCCAGTGATGTTAACTTTAGCAAGTAACGCCAATGCTGCCATTGTTTCATCTACGTTTTGCTTATATTGAGTACCAACAGTTGAAGCGTATCGCATAGACTGTGTCAAATCCTCAACACTAGCTTGCGATACAGCAGCCGCTTTAGCAAACAAATCACTAACATGACTTGAATCTTCAACGCCTAATTTAAATGCATTTAATGTTCCAACAACAGCAATACCGGCTTGCTCCATACTAAGCTCACCTGTAGTTGCTAAGTTTAGAACATCTGGCATAACCTTTAAGGATTCTGCTGCATCTAGACCAGCTTGAGCTAAGATACGATAACCGCTTGCAATTTCTTTCGGAGCGTATGCACCTTCTTTACTAAGTTTAACAGCTTGATCATTTAGTCTTTGAATTGCTTCTGCGCTTTCACCACCAAGCGCCTTAACAAATGCAAGTTGATAGGCCATTTCAGAACCAGCTTTTGCAACACCTACAAAAGCAGAACCAATTGCAGCACCAGCTAACAAAGGAGCTAAAGAGCCATACGTTAACCACAGTGTTCCAAGGGAACCTGATAAACCTCGTGCAACCGCATGACCTTCTTTACCAGCAGCATTCCAAATATGTTGATTATGAGCAGCTTTGCTTGAACTTTCTGCTAAGTCTTGGTTTCCTTTAGTAAGAAGCCTCTTGTTTTCAATTTGTCTTTTATCTGTTAATTCTACTTCTTTACCTAGTGCAATTTCACGCTCAACCATTGGGAGCATTAATGACATCATAGCCATTTGCCGCTGCATGGCTTGCATTTCTGCTAATTGATTTCCAGTTTTTTGACCAAGGTTTTTACTCGTATCTTGAGCAGCATAATATTTAGCCAAATCAGAAGTACCTGGATCTGGTGCAATAAGACGCCTATCCAAACGTTCCACATTCATAGTTTGCATGTTAGAACGTTGTTGTGCTGACTTAAGATTACTTGCAGCCTGTGCAGCATCTCGTTTCTTTAATTCAAGAATCCAAAAAGTTGTATAAGCTTCTTCTGCAGATTGCCTAGCTTTAATTGTGGTTAATGCTGTTTTTAATCTATCATCACTTGATTTTCGTTCAGCTTCTTCCGCTACTTTTAAATTCCGAACAGATTCAACAATGCTCTTTTGCTCTAAAACATCTCGTGATGCAAGTTCTTTTGCCCAAAAAGTTGTATAAGATTGTTCGAACTTTTCACGAGTTGTAATATTTTTTAATGCGGAAGCAAGTCGTTTCTCATTAGATGCATTTTCAATTGCTTCTACAGCAGCCATTTCTTTTACAATAGCTGCAATATGTGCCTCACCTTGTTGGCGGTAAAATTCATTAAGATCACCAATCCCTTCAGGTGTAGTGGTTAAAACTTCCATTTGTTTTTTAATGTTAGCAGCTGAAGCTTTTGCTTGGTTAGAAACCATATCAAAGTGCTTCATTAGAGTAGTACGGTATTGTGTTAAATTCTTTCCAAAACGATCAACCATTGTGCTATTGAAAGAATCAATATCATTAAGCATTCCTTTAAGTCTATCGAGGGAAGTTCCAGACTTAGCACTATCGTCCAAAGTCTTATTCATAGACTTGACGGATTTTTCAACTACTTCTGCTTTAACAGCAATACCATCTAGACTACGAGAAACAACACGTGAGCCGTCTTCTCTAATTTTGATGTCGATACTTTCAGACATGCTAAACCTCAATATTATGTAAGATGGAGAAGCCTGCTTTTTGGACTTTACCCAATGCTTCTAAAACTGCATCCTGAACATAGCCAGGCGGAGCTTGGCGAGAAGAACCACTGTTCAAATCGCCAATATAATCTAGGTTATTTGTAATGTGAATTTCTTGATTACCAGAATAGGTATCAATTTTACTACTACCAATTTCGGTAGATGCAATTATATTTTCTAGCCCAGTAGAACCTTTTTTGCCTGGAACATAAGCAAGACGAGTTCCGGTCGCTGGCGCATTAAGATTAACTTGCCAGTTAGACCGGGCTTGTCCTTTATCTACAGGTGTATCACTAACCACAGTGGCTAGGATACCTTTAGCGACATCTTTAACTAATTCGTCGGCATTCGTCAAAACAGCTTTGGAAGCTTTTCGCATATTTTTAGCGAAGCTTCCAAGGTTAGCCATTTTAAGCTCCTGTTATTTCTTTGTAGAAGTCTGCGTCTGTTGTTTAAGCTTTTTAGTTTTAAACAGAAGATACGCTTCGTCCATACGCTGAATGTGATAAATTAGATCGTCGCGTTGTTCCCCGATTATACCATGGATATAACAATAGTCGCTAATCTGCAACCATCCTATTGGCCCTTCAGTTCCGTAGCCTTGCCCCCTACAAGAGGATAAATCCATAAAGCTCAAGTAGAAGAGCTCTAAGCCCAAGAACAGTTCTGGTGCGTTTCTTATCTTATCCGGTAAGGGAAGCTTTTGTTGAAAGCATTGTTGGATAATAGACTTTTCAGTAGGGCCCTGTTCAAGAGCATAGAGCAAGACCTCTATTAGTTTTTTGCGTCAGCCTCTAAAACTTCTACACGGAACAAAGCAGCTTTTGTAGCTTGCTCCTGAATGTCACGCCATAGGTCGGGCAAGTCTGTAAACAACTTGACACAATTAGCAACGCTGAATTCCATGTCAACATTGTTTTCGTCTTCAACACCGGACCAACCAAGAACAACTGCCTGAGCATAAACTTCTTTGGTGAGCTTGTCTGCAACTTCATTGTCAAGTGTATCATTTTGAATCTGACGACGATAGGGTTTAATCTTAGCTTCAAGAAGTTTGCTGTATTGTACGTTCGCCCCACCAGCACGAGCAATACGAATTTCAATTGGCTTCTTTTTGGAGTTAAATCCGTATTCAAGAATGACACCATCTTTCTCAACAGATTTATCAGTTTTGAATTGTGCGTATAATGAAGACATTTTAATACCTCGGGTTGAGTTAAAAGAAAAGGGAGCCAAAGCTCCCTTTTGTGAAGCAGGATAAGTTTATACCCCGCCAGCAGCGTCCGGCAAGTATGCAAAGCTTTGGAAGAGCAATGTATGTCCGAACGAAGATTCTGCAGCCATCGTTTCCAGAGGAAGTGTAATCGATTGGTCTTGTTCAACAGCTAAACGACCATCGCCCAGCGAAAGGAGTGGGATGTCCCAGAGCAGAGCTGCGTTACGCTTCACCATGATAATGTCAAGTGTAATGTCGCTGTTATTCCGAACAGCTTGCACAGCAGTAACATCCGCGAAGTATGCTGTCAGGGAACCACCTACTTCAAACGTACCTGTCGTTGTATCAAAAGCACCAAGGACACCAATTGCCTTATCAGGAGTCACGTTGTTATTAACAGATAAATTCATTTCTGTTGCAAACGCAAACAACGGAGTTGGAATTGGGTCGGTTGCTGAAACCAAAGACAGTTTAATACGTGAAAAGTCCGAGGATGTATTAAATGCTGCAGAATCAACCAACGTGGGGCGTGTTCCAGATTTGACGCCGGTTGTGCCTGTACGTTGCTCGTTATCGACTGCAACAAATGTAACATCCATCGTAACCTTGTCAGCTTGGGCAATATTCAAGGTCATTTCGTTGGCGACTGCACCAACTAAATATTCAGACTGAGTACCAATACCATCGTTGCCAAGAGTACGTTCAATCTGAAGTGTGCGACGCTTAATCAAGGACGGATTATTTTCGTTCTTGAGAATGTCACCGTAGAAGATGCGAATTGTCTTACCTGTACCAGTATCAGCCGCAGGAGTAGTCCAAGTAACCTTATCAAATTCAAGGTACTTAGCAGAGATTGCAGAAATACGAGCGAAGCCTTTAGTTGTACCAGCAAACGTCGTACCAACTGCATCACCACCAATGTAGATCCACTCACCAACAATAAAACCAAATGTGGTCAAATCGGGCGCAACAACAGTAAATCGCGGAAGGTTTCCGTTCATCACAATGGAAGCATCTGCAGAAGCAAACTGATGCCCAACAACTGCCAGAGCTGCTGTTGCAGGAGGGGCAGCTTCTGTCACAACAGATTCAGTTACAACCAGAGCGTTTGCAGTTGCATCC